TTTAGTTCCTTTCTATTCGCAGCGCATGATATAGCGCAGTCTGATATAAGGCGGCATGGACGATCCAGCCGCTGTGTTTGGGGTTGTATGTTTGTGGCTGTTTTGGTTTGTAAGAGCGGCTATTGTTATTGGGTGGGTGTGAGAGCCTACACCTGATGTCGTGCCACCGCCCCAAATCTCACTAACAGTTGTGCCGCTTGCAGTTACGGTTGTGCCGCTTACCTGTGCATGTCCATGCGTCTGATAACCAGTATCAAGGTTAGTGTGAGTGTGAGTGCTGCTTCCGCCAGTTGCCCCTAACGTTCCACCAGACGGAACACCCTTTGGAAACCTGCCAATTAAGTTAGGCGTAACCACCCCGCTATGCGTTGAGCCGTCACAGTCATACCAGCCTACTGGAGGGGTTGTGCCACTAAACATGACAATTGAGCCAATGGGTAAGTCTGCCATTATAGTTTCCTCATAATGAAATAAAGTTGCAGATAAAGCGGGTCGTTATCCTCTGCCACTGTGCTTGATGTCGTGTGCTGGTGAGTGCCAGAAGCGGGCAAATCCATGTCTACATCGTGAGAGTGCGTCGGGGAAATGCCGCTTTGAGTTCCGCCACCAGTGGTAGTAACATCAACCTCGCTAACTGTTCCCTCAATTAGACCGCCAACGTCATGGACATGATTGCCTCCAGCAACTGTGATTGAGTTGGTGTGTGAGTGGGTAGCATTTCCAGTTTCTCCTCGCCCAGCGTCCTCACTCACTCCGACCACGTACTTCCCTTGCAAGTTAGGTGTGCCGTCATTCCCATTGCAAATAATCCAGCCAGTAGGGATTTCAGCCAATGACTTGTTCCACATGATTATTGAGCCGATTGGTAAATCCATAGTTATATCTTCCTGATAAAGTAAAGCCCAATTGAAAGCGGCAAATTGGCTGCGCTGCCTGTTGTCAACAAAGAATGGTCATGCGCTACGGCGTACAGTGGAACTACTGTTTTCACGTGGTTAGTATGAGTATCCGCCGCGATCTCTGCATTTGGAGTAGTAGCAAAATGCGAAGGTCGTACCATATTAGTAGGTGCTCCGATAGTCACGCCAGCATCACTCAAAACGTGTTTGTGATAGCCAGCCAAGCCAGTGTCTGCTGAATATGAGTGCGTGTGAGTGGTTGTCCCGACTGGTGTGGTGTTAACGGTTGTCGCCCCCATAACCAACATGCCCGCCGCTGCCGAGTAATATTCCCATCCAGCAGGAATGTCTGCTTTAATCCCATACCACAGCACAATCGTTCCGCTTGCTGTCTCGCTTCCACTTCTTGAGATAAACGTAAAGCTCATATCAATACACCAGGAACCAGAGATCAAGCCCTTTTGGGGCGGGNNAGTGTATAATTCAACGTATCTGCCGTTTCAGCGGATGTTACTCCAGAAACGCTGCCATAAGAACTGCCAAGCGCTACCGTTACGGTCTTTCCGGTTGAAGACGAAACGATACCAATGCCAAGTTGTTTTACTTTTTTACCTGCTAAATAAGAGGGTACAAAGAAATAGGCTTTTGCGGAAGTAGTAATGATCGCTTCATCCGGCTGGAACAGTTGTATATAAACAAGGTTTTTATTAATATCATTAATTACTTCAGTTGCAAGCTTGTCATTTGTGATCGTGGCATTGGCAATTTTAGCGCCGGTCACATTCAGGTCTTTTATTGCCGCTGTATCTACTACTTGTGCTGCAAACTGTGAGCTTGCACTTATGCCACCGCTTGCTATTTTACCCGCTGTTACCGCGCCGGTTGCGAGCTTGCTTGAAGTAACTGCGCCGTCTTTTATCTTTGCGTTTTCTACCACGTTCGCGTCAAGTTGAGTTGCCGCGCTGATTCTGACTTGATTCATGGTAATAAGCTTGGTCATCGTGGCAGCCGGCGCGCTCACATCCAGAAATAGCAACTTATCGTTGGTAGCAACCGGGTCTTCCATCGCTGGAAGGGTGTCTATTTTCTTTGTTACAGGTTCTGCCATTGTTACATAGTCCTTTCAACGCCGACAAGTTCAGCGTCTATCAAATATCCGCCCGATAAATTGCTCACTATGCGCTCTATTACGCCGACAATGTCTTTGCCATAAAGCGAATCAATTACAGCGAGGTTTCCTGGCTTTACATCAGAACGAGGGAACAATTTGCTATTCTGCTGATAGCGCAATTTGGCATATTCAGCAATTCTGGCAAGCGCAAGATTCACCGTTTCTTCATTGCCGGTTCGGATAAACGGCAGCAGCGTAGCATTGTCTATTTTCCAAACATTCGGCGGCGCATAAACGCTCCAGTCACGGCGGTAAGTGGATAGGTCATAAATTGCATCGGACGCATCGTAAGCGAAGCCCTCGTTGTAGTTTTTTACGCCGTCCGGGTTAATCCATTCGACTAACTGCGTTCCGTCTAACCAGGGCTTGCCTACCACCTTTACTTCTGGCATTGGGTCGGCGGCTGGTACGTGCAAGTAGACATAATTGACGCCAAACTCAAATTCGCCGTAAATGGTATAGCCGAGAATATAATCGTCCGTAGACGCCGGGTCAACGAGCCATTCGCCATTAGCCGTTCCGAGGTAAGTAATAACATCGCCGATACCAGAGGCGCTTACCCAGTGATATGGTTTGGGGTAAACGACCATATAATCGCCAGGAGTAAGCAGGGCGGAGAATATCTCTTCCTCAATCGTGCCTTTGGCATAATCGTGGCTTGAAATTTGAACAGCCGTGACGAGCTGCTGAATAGTTAGCTCCTGCGAGTCCGTCTTTTCGTCGTCGGTTATGATAATATCAACGATTTGGTCAGAATAAAGCACGTTCGATGTATCATATTTAGCACTTGCGGAATCATAGTAGCTTATCGTTTCAACCACTTTCGCAAGCGGGATAATGCCTTGCTTTATGCAGATTTTATCTGATCCAGCGGTAACCGCGTAAGCACCGCAAGCAAATAAAACATGCTGAAGCGATTCACGGAGTGTCTTGTTGCCCGGCAAATAGCCCTTTAGCTGTTTACTGGCAACGGCGGGCTCTATCTCATACCCAACGTCAACTGACTTCATAATATCGGCAATAATTGTGCTTACAGAAGTTGGTAGTTCGTAAAAGTTGCCAAGATATGTTTTATTGTCGAGCGTGCCAATAGCGTCCACGCAAACCAGTTCCAGTTCACCCTGTTTTGGGTTGCGCCATTCTTGTAGATAGAACCGCCCGACCATGTGCTCAACGCCGTTCATAGACTCGCGGATGTCAACGATAAGACCGGTAGTCATGGACTGGTAGTAGATACCGTCCGAGAACGGGCTGAACTTGTCCCTGAGCGTTCTACCTTCTTCGTCTACAACGGTATCGTCCAGCCACACCCTTATCCTTGCAGTTGACGATGGAAGTTCAATGCCGACCGGATGAATTTCTTGTACCACCTCTGCTTCAATTACATCAGTATCTCGAAACTCGACTGTCTCATTGTTTAGGTTTAGCTGAATAATCGGAAAAGTGTTTGCCATGATTAAGCAACCTTTGTTGGCTTCTTGGCTACGACCGACACGCTCATCGACTTCCAGTACGTCACGCCGTTCTTAATCCTGAGCATCTCGTTTTGCGGACTGGCGAAGTACCCCTCGAAAGTATAGGGACCGTCCTCATCCCATAACGTGATAGTGTGAAACTCCTCCGCTTCGGTAATCTTCTTCCATAGCGCGTTGTATTCGTCAGGGAACTTGTACCCACTGGCGAACTCGATTTCGTAGTTGTAATAGACGCCGATCATCTCTCGGTGTAGCTCACCGTCAGCCGTCCGTTCGGCATATTTATCCAGCGCGTCCGCCTTGATGGTCAGTTTCTTGACCGGCACGCCGTAGGTTATGGAGTCGATGATAATTAAGTCCTCGCGCTCGCTCATGCCCTCACCGCCTTTGCCATCATATTGCCGCCAACCCTGCTGGTTTCACGCTCAATATGCGGCTTCAACTGGCGGACCAACTCGCCCATCGTGCCGCCGAACGTGATCGTGATATTCTGCGCTCCCCCACCGCCCGACTCCTCGCGCACAATCTGGCGGATAAGCGATTCAGGCGCTTCGAGGTTTGTGCCCCTGCGCTGGTCGCCCATGACCGCCATAAATGGCGCGTTGGGCGGGATGACCGCGCCGGTAGAGAGGTATTGAATTTGCGGAATAGTGATGGTTGGTATGTCTACCCAGCCTGGAATTATTGAGCCGAGATTATTAATTTTGCTTATTAACTCATTTATGCCGCCGAACGCAAAGCTAAGCATCGAGTTGAGCACACCAATAACGCCATTTAACGCGCCTTTGATTACGCTTGCAACCGTAGAGAACGCGGTTTCAGCCGCTGTTTTGATATTTGTCCAAACTGTATTAAACGCGGTCTCGATCGGTGTGAGTATGTTTGTTTCAAACCAAGTTGACGCGCTTTGCCATGCCGTTTCGATAGTAGTCCACACACCAGTTACCAACGTCGAAATAGTATTCCATGCGGTCTCAAATGCAGTTTGTATTGGGGTAATGATGTTGTCATTGAACCACCCGCTCACCACATCCCACACGTTTTGGATGTTCGTCCACGCGGTTGAGAAAAATCCTTCAATGTCAAGCCATGCCTGGCTGAACCAGTCTTTTATCGGTGTAACCACATTGTCATTAAACCAGCCCGCTACGAGTTCCCAAACGTATTTGATGACTAACCACGTGTCATAAGCTACAACTCCAAGCCACGAGAATAGCGGGCTGAAGAAATCAGTGATAGGCTGTACCACATTCGTGTCAAACCAATTTGCTACCGTCTGCCAAACGCCGACAATCGAGTTCCACGCAGTTGTCGCGAACTCCTCAACATCGTCCCATAAGTCAGTGAAGAATTTGGTAACCGGCTTGACCACGCTATTATCAAACCAAGCTGCCGCGACATCCCAAGCGTCTTGTATATCTTCCCACGCCTGTACGCCCCACTCTTTTATCTTGTCCCAGTTTTTCCACAACAGAACGCCAATGGCAATCAACGCCGCAATGCCAGCTGTAATCAGGATTATTGGACCTAACGCCGTGCTTGTTATTAATCCCCAAAGCGCCGTAACGGTATTTACTGCAATTACCACGCCTTTGTAGATCATAAGCGCACCGTAGACCAACCCGATTGCCGTCGCAAGCGAGCCAATAATAATTGCGATTGTTTCTACTGCTTGTTGGTGTGTGCTAATCCAAGTGCTGAGATTGTTTAATCCAGTAGCCATGCCCTCAAGCACCGCGACGATGATGCCACCCGTCCAGTTAGCAAGCGGTTGTAACAGGTTTTCCCATAACCAGATGCCTAATGGCTGTAATGTGAGAATGACCGTATTCAGCACACCGATTGCCGCCGTGATAACGTCAATTGCTTTTGGCGCAACACTTTGCGCTAACCAAATCCCAAACGGCTTCAGGATGTTCGTCCACGCCCACCCGATGCCACTTGCAATGTAACCGCCCAACGTTCTGAAAGCGTCACCTAACTTTGCTAGTGGCTGCTGCAATGGCGCGAAGAAGTCTTTTACATCTTCGACAAACGCCTTGATCTTGACCTGCAATTCGTCAAGTTCACCGCTCAACCCACCGCCTTCGTCTACGGGTGGTAACAGTCCGCCGCCACCACCAGCACCGCCTCCTCCACCGCCACCGCCAGACGAGGTTTCTTGCGCCAGCACGTTCAGCTTGTCGAATGATGCCAACGCGCCCTTAGCCGCCTTGCCAGCCGCTTCGGTATTGGCCGCGGTCTGTTCGGTCGCCGCCGCCGTCGCTTCGGCATTGCCAGCGATAGCCGCTTCAGCATCCGCCATGCCAACGTTCGTGCCGAATAACAAGTTGACGACCTGCCCGACGATGTTGAATAACTTTGTGAACCACAAGATAGCCTGAGTGATCGCCGGTAATAATGCGTTGATAAATGGAATAATTGCGTTGCCAACCGAGATTTGTAAGTTCTTGAAAGCTGCGCTAATGGATGCAATTCTGCCCGCGTAACTGTTGGCATACTCAGCCGCCGCCCCTGCAAAGACACCGCCCTCCGCCATAAAGCCTTCAAACTCGGCTTGCCGCTTCTGGAGCATGGTCAGGTTGTTGGCGGTCGTGCCAATTGACTTGGCGTATTCTTGCCACATCTTCGCGACGTTCTTCTGGATGCCAACGCTATCGGTTAAGAGAGAGTTTTCCATCCGCAAGCCCATTGTGGCTTTCTCGATCGCTTCCCCCATCGAGAATTGCCCTTGCCGGTTATAGACCGCCGCATCTTTCATGACCTTGAGCATTTTCTCAATTTGCTCGGTGGAGTAGCCGCGTGAAACCATGTTCTTGTACGCTTCATAAGCGCTGGTCATCGGAACTAAGCCGTCGGCTGTATATTCCTTGATGAATGAGGTTGCCTGCTGCATCGAGCGCCCGTTGGCTTTCATCAAGAACTCAAGCCCCTTGAACTTCGCCTCCGCCTGGCTTGCCGCCTGAACTGCCGCCTTGCCGAAAGCCACCACCGCGCCAACCGAGAACGCCACGCCCGCCAGCGTCGCTAACTTGGTGAACATGCCGGTCACCTGCCCCAAACCGGACTTGAATCCGGCCGTGTTTATTTTCGTGTCAAATGTCAAATAGGCATCAGCCATTTTGTCGTGCCCTTTCCGCCGCCTCGAAAGCCAATATGTTCTGGTGTTCTCGCCACGTCAATTCTTCGTCGCCCTCGCCCGCCAAGTGGAAAGAATCGCCCATTTCCGCTATCGCTTCCAATTCCTTCGGGCTGCAATCCCCATCGTAATAACGCTTCCGCAATGAGCACAATTCGCTGAAAGTGGTTTCACGCAGGTCGGTAAACAAGGCTCTGAACCGCCACCAATGCAAGTCCGTAACCGCCAAATCAATCCCGTGTCTGGTTGAGAACGCCGCGTAAATAAGTTCCGCGTCCTGCTCGTAGCTGAACGTCCGTCTTGTGTCGGCTCTGGCGCTTGCCTCTTCCAGTTCGCGCCCGCCATGCAGAAACCATAAGGCTTGCATGAGAGCGGCATTGAAGTCGGGGGGAACGTCCTCGTAAAGAGCTTGCACCAAATAGAGGTACTGTTCCCAGCGTGTCAAATCGCCGCTCTCAAGCGCCGCCATTATCCTCAGGCACGACCGGTGATCCCAATAAATAGCGTATTCTTCGCCATTGACCATCAGGGATTTCGGGAACGTGCTTGTGAGGATATTCGGCATTAGTCAGCCTTTGCCTTGCGCGGCGCTTTGAGCGGCTTGCCTAATTTCGTCTCGATCTTCGACTTCGAGACCGCGCCGACTTTTTCCATGACGAACGCCATAAACGAGGCCATCAGGTCAGGGTCGAATGAACGCTCACCGAATAACTTGGCAGCCGCGCCCCGTCCAAATATGTCGTCAAGCTCGCCGATAAAATAGTCCGCCACCTCTTGATTGAACGCCAGAACGTCCTTGATATTGGCAGGTAAAGCGCCGTCAGTAGGTTGTTCGCCAGCGTCAAGCGCTTCGGCTTTCTTCGCCATTTCAACTTGCTTGTCCTGAATATCGACCATAAACTCGGTAATGCGGTTGCGTAAGAGCATATCGTTCGGGTTGAACTCGATGACCTTGCCCTCGTCCCCGTCTATGGCGATCTTGACCGTGTTTCTGCTAAAACTTTCCACTATCGCTCCTTATGCTGAAGGGTCTGTTGTCTGGAATACGCCGCTAATCGGCTCATACCACCCAAACACTGGATCGCCCTGGTGACCCAGCGTGACCGAGATTTTGAGCGGCTTGACCGCTTCGTCGCCCATGTTATTGAATGCGATAGATACTTTGTCCTTGACCGCGTCGTACCACAATGTCGGCGTGGTTTCGCCAACACTGGTAGTTTCTGTCATGTCCACAGTCAGCATGTAGGTTTCCGCAGCCGTGCCGATTGAGCGCGCCCACATAATGTCAAAGATGTAATCGTTGGCAGTGTCGGCACTGTCGTAGTTCATGTCGAAGCTGGTTTCGACTGCCAGACCGGTGGCATACTTGGTCTTAGCATCATCGCCAATATAAGCCTCTTCCTCGACCTCTGGATTGAAGCTGGAAGATAGCGAGCTGATGCCCTTGTTGAGTTGCGACCATACATCTGGACCCGTGCTGGTAAGCAGGTAATGGCGCAACGATGAACGCATGATTTTAGTAGTTGTCATTGTAGAGTGTCCTTTCGTTCACTATTAAGAGGCTGCAAAGGAAGTTCCGCTCACATCAAACAATCCCACAACTGGGTCGCCCTGGTGACCGAGTGTCACGCCGATTTTGAGCGGCTTGATAGCCTCGTCGCCGAGCGAGTTGTAGACGATGTTGACGGTATCCTTAATCGCTGGGTACTGGTCGCCGGAAACTGGCGTAGCGGACATGTTGACGGTCAGGAGTTCTGAGTCGGCCTCCGTGCCGATTTTGCGCCCCCAAACGAGCAAGAATATCTTGTCATTAGCCGCGTCACCCTTGACTCGATTCATGTCGAAGGTAGTTTCTACAGCCAAGCCGGTGGTGTATTTCGTAGAGGCAGCGTCGGCGATATAGGCTTCCTCCTCCGATTCGGGATTGAAATTCATTGATAGGCTGCTTACTCCCTCATTAATCAGCGACCAGACCGGCGCTTGCACCGTGCCTGTGTTCAGGTAGTGCCGCACCTTTTCTCGCATTACTTTTGCCATTGTTTAGTTCCTTTCGTACACAAGGCGGCAATTGATCGAATAGACCGCCGTAGATAGCACCTCGCTCGACTCCATTAGATAGCCGTTCGATAGCGCCTCGATTGATAAGGCTGTGTAACCAGTCGGCAAAGTTGGCAATACGCCCGCTTCGGTCTGGCTCATCAGCCACTCTTGAAAGTCCTCGAAGAATCCGCTGCTTTGCAAGCGGTCAGCATCCTCAACGGTTGCCGCCCGCATATTGAGCAGGAAGTGCCGCCCGTAGATACCGCCGTGAACGATATACTCTTGAATCTTCTCTAATTCAGGTAACATTGCCACTGCATACTCGGTCGGTTGCTCCCCAACAAATTCGAGGTAGACTCCACCTGATAACGGTGTATAGGTCTTGAGATAATCTTGAATACCTTGCACGATGCTGGTCGGGTTAGTCATTCTGCTGACTCCTTTGGTATGCCTTCACAGACGCTTTGAAGCTCTCGCCCTTTTCCGCCTTCCAACGCGCGAACCATAACCGCCCGCGAAGTGCGCCGGTGGTGGAAGTGCCAGCCACGCGCCCTCTGTAGTATTGCGCTTTGGCATACGGCGCTAAATAGCGAATCAAGCCAGAACCAATCACTGAGCCAAGCTGAAGCGATTTAATCATCATCGACGTTCTTAGTGGCGTGTAAGGTTCAATACCCTTTATTACGCCATTGTCGATGAAGACCTGCACGCGCCCGAATTTGTTGGTGTAGGCTTGCCCGAAACCAGGATTCCAAACCAGCTGCGCCTTGCCGTTAGGCGTTGTAACAATCGAGCCTCTTGGCGTGTCAATGCGGTGTGGGTTAGCCATTAGATACCGCCCCTTAGTTCCCAGTGGTGCATGCCAGTCGAGCCATAATCCTTGTAGTCGGCTTGCCGAATCTTGATCCACGTGGAATATTTGAGCATTAGCGCACTGATTGTGAACGAGCTTGAGATAATGTCGCTCACAATGCCCTTGACCAGCACATCGCCCTTTTTGAACGCATATACGCCCGAAGTGAGCGGCACGTAGACCGAAGCCCTGTCCGCTGAAGTTACGCCCTGTTGGTCTGCGATCGCTATTTCCGCCGCTTGCCACATAACAGGTTGAACCTCATGGCGCGTCCAGGTGGTCGCCGTGCCGCTCTTGGTCGCCTCGTACCACGTCATTGCGTGAGGAGTGTACATTATTCAAACCCCCTGAACAATAGCCCCGTAAATGCCAGATACTCACGCATGGCGTTGGATACTTTAGCGTTCGTGGTCAGCGCGGTGTCCGGCGATACGGCGAAGTTGACGGAGTAGTCGCCCACCCGCTCGCTTGCCATAACGCCAGTTGAGCCGCTTGCCTGTTGGTCTGAGGAGTAGAGCGCGTCCGCTGCCGCGCATGTCGCCATTTTGATCTTGTCGATTGTTGCGGTGTCGGTATTGGCGGTGATAATTACGCCAGCCCGCTCGAAGGTTTGAAACTCCACAGCCGCCGTTGCCCGTTCAGCGTAGCGATAGAACGAATCGGTAGGGATAGCCACACCCTTGTACGTGCCAGTGTAATATGCCAAGTCAATGAACGCTGCCATCCCTCACCTCACCTAAAATACGATCCAGTTGATCACGTCGGCAGCGGTAACCTTGTAGGTCGAGCCGTCTGCAACGGTCAACACGCCAGCTGCAATGCTCGGCTTTGCATCCGCGCCATCGGGCACGCCTGCACGTACAATCTGCACGATAAAGCCAGTCGCGTTTGCCATGCCGGTATTGATTTCCGCTTTGCCTGCACTATCATCCGCCTGAACGGCGGTGTAAGTGCCCGAAACGGGCATCCTGCTTACCCAGTCAATTCCAGAAATTGATCCAGCCATTATGCACCTTCCATCCACATGATATAGCCGTCGATCTTACCGGCTGTGAGAGCCGCTGCACCAACGGTAACGGTGACAGCCTTAGCCGCTTCCAACTTGATGGGAGCCGCAATAACAGCCGCCAACGGAAGTTGAGCCTTGATTGCCAGAGATGCTTTGCCCGTTGCAGCCAATAAGTCAGCCTCGTTTACCAGGCTAATTGCCACAGTCGCGTCGCCGGTCGATGTAACCGCCGCGATAACGTCAATTGAGCCGCCGATTACGATGGCATTGTCAGGAATAGTGACTGCCAACGGGTGAGCCGCCATAGTCTTGTTGCTTGCCGGTGTATCGCCATTGTCGTTAGCCGCCGTGTCAAAAGTAAATTTAGTAATGTGAAAACCGGACGAGTAAGCGAGCTCCGCGTTGATAGCCGCAAAGTTATCATCCGCGTCCTTCAGCCAGCCCGCGCCGGTAAGAGATTTAATTGTTGCCATAGAATTTATCCTTTCTTCTTGGCTTGTCTTCGCGCCTTTGGCTCTTGCAACGCTTCAGGCTCAGGTTGGGGATCAGCCGGTATCTCTACCGGCTTTTCCTCCACGAGTACATATCCGGCAGCCTTATAACGCGGCGCTTCAATGGCGCTTACGTCAATCGTGATTCCGCAGTTAATCAGTTTCACGACTTATGCCTTCCAGTGAGCGTAAATACCGTTGAGCTTGTTCGCTTGAACAAAGGCATCGTGGTAAATGCGATATTGCACCAGCCAGCCGTCGGTGGTCTGGTTCTCATCAGGAGAAAACACCTTCAGAGATTCGTGCTTTGCAACTTGCAAAACAGCCGATGGATGGATGATCATGAAGTTGATGTCTTTGCCGGTGTCGGCGGTCTTGGCATACCCGCCAGCATCCACAGCCGCACCAGCGTTCAATGTCACACCGCGATAGAAGCGGGTCTGTGGAACCATCACAACTTCCATGCCGCTGTAGCGCATAACGCGCTTGTCAACGTTGTTTTCGTTGCTCAGGAAGCGGCTGACCTTGCCCTCAAGATAGCCCAAGCAGGTGTCGCTGATGTACAGGATACGCCCTTCAGCCGGTACTTCGTCCTTGTCCAGTTCCAACTTTGCGGCATCCAGAGCGCCAATAATAGTGTCGGCGGTCAAGGTCGCGGGGGTTGCGGCGTTGATTGAATCGGTGGAGGCGTACTTGCTGAAACGGTAGGCGTCCAGTTCAGGGGCAACTTCGGTGCGGATAAATTCGCTTGCGAGTGTGCCAAAGGCCATGCCCAGGGTTTCCTCATCGTCCATGCGGTCAATGACGAAAGAGCGACCGCGCTCGGTTGAGAGGGTCAAGGTTTCCCATGATCCTACAACTTGCCCGGCAGGATAACCGCTAACGCGGTTGTAAGTACCGAGACCAATAGGGTCGGTCTTGAAGACTTTCACAACATTTGCACCGGCAAAGTTTACCGGTTTGACCGGGGTGTCCATACGTGCAGTGAGTGAAGAAAGTTTGTAAACTTCATCCAGAATTGGTTGAAATTTCTGTGCTAATCCGATAGATTGTGCCATTGTTTAGTTTCCTTTCAAACTAATTATTGCAGCCCTGCCGCTTTTCTGGCGGCGATCACGACTGCGTCTTGGTTTTCGATGGGTTTATTGCCCCCGCCCGCGACAATCTTAGGCGTGGGGATGTCCGATTCGAATAGATAATCATTCTCAGGCTTGATTTTCTCGAGTTGCTCTTTTAGCCCGACTAAGCCTTCGTCTGTCAGCTTCAGATCCGCCTCATTCAATAGCGCCCTGACCGCCTTCACATTCTTAGCCTTGTGCCCCTTCAACGCGTCTGCTAAGGCACTCTCATAACGTACCTTATATACTTGTGCCTCAGCGTCCTTTGCGGCTTGTTCGGCCTTAGCCTTCCACTCGTCGGCGCTTTTCTTTACGCCTTC